CGACCAATGCAGTAACGATAAACAGCCCCATAACCTTTGCTGGTGTAGGTGGCACATGGACGTTGGGTAGTAACCTCACCTTAGGTCTTACACTTACTACAACATTAACTAACGGTACAATATCATTATCTACTTTTACCTTAGCTACAGGCATATTTAGTTCAGCCGGCACTGCTGCCCGCTCAATTAGTTTTGGTACAGGTAATATTGACTTAACACATACTACTGCTGGAACTATTGTATTAGCAATGGCAACTGCTACTTTATTTACAGTATCAGGCACTGGTGGATTTACTAGTGCAATGTCAGTGACAAGAACATTTCAATTCGGGAGTACTGCTGGCGGATCAGCAACCAACAGTCCAAACCTATCTCTTACAAGCGGTGCATCCATACCCACTTTATCAGCAGCTAGTTGGTTTAACACATTAAATTTCAATGGTTCAACGTGTACACCGGCATCAACCACATTAAACTTAAATGGATTAACACTGGCTTTGGGTGGTACTTATACTAATTTAACACCTACAATGGTTGGTACTGGTACTATTACAAGTAATGGCAATACTACTTTAACTAATTTAACAATCAATAGTACATCAGGTACTACTACATTAGGTGCTGACTTTGCATTAACTGCAACAAGTACAACAACGTTAACCAGTGGTACATTAGCATTGGGTACTTTTACATTAAGTACTGGTATATTCAGTTCAAATAACTCAACTACTAGATCAATTAGTTTTGGTACAGGCACAATTAATTTAACACATACTACAGCAACAACCACAGTATTGAACATGCCAACTGTTACTGGATTTACTTATACAGGTACAGGTGGATTCACCACAGCGGCGACAGTTGCTAGAGCAGTTTTTTTCGGTAACACAGCCGGTGGCACATCAGCTAATGCGCCAAACATGACAGTAACAGGTACTGGTACATCAGTAATATCCTTTGCAACAGGTAGTTGGTTTAACACATTGAGTTTTACTAGTACTGTGTTTAACCCAGGTACAACCGCATTAAACTTAAATGGATTGACACTATCACCTAGTGGTACATTTACTAGCTTAACACCTACAATGGTTGGTACTGGTACTATTACATCTAGTGGTAATACCACACTTGCATCATTAACTATTGCTAGCACATCAGGTACTACTACATTAGGTGATACATTTACGTTAACTGCAACAAGTACAACTACATTAACCAGTGGCACATTAGCACTAGCTAATTTTACATTAAGTACCGGTATATTCAGTTCAGCCGGCCTACTCACTAGAGCAATATCATTTGGTACTGGTAATATTGCACTAACTCATACTACAGCCGGAACTACAGTATTGTCAATGGCAACTGTTACAGGATTTACTTATACAGCTACCACTGGTGGATTTACCAGTGCAATGTCAGTAGCAAGAACATTTACTTTTGGTACTACAGCTGGTTCAACTACTAATGCACCAAACTTGTCACTTCCGAGCGGTGCATCTATACCCACTTTAACAACTGGTAGTTGGTTTAACACATTAAATTTTAACGGATCAACATGTACACCGGCAGTAACTGCATTAAACTTAAATGGATTAACACTGGCTTCGGGTGGTAATTATGCTAGCTTAACACCTACAATGGTTGGTACTGGTACTATTACATCAAACACCAATACCACACTTGCATCATTAAATATTGCTAGCACATCAGGCACTACTACATTAGGTGATACATTTACGTTAACTGCAACAAGTACAACTACACTAACTAGTGGAACATTAGCGTTAGGTACTTTTACATTAAGTACAGGTATATTCAGTTCATCTAGCGCAGTCACTAGAGCAATATCATTTGGTACGGGTAATATTGCATTAACACATACTACGGCCGCAACAGTAGTATTGAATATGGCAACAGTTACTGGATTTACATATACAGGTACTGGTGGATTTACCAGTGCAATGGGAAATACAAGAACATTTACATTTGGTACTACGGGTGGTTCTACAACTAACAGTGTAAACTTAACATTGAGTGGTGCATCAGTTGCAACACTTACAACAGCTAGTTATTTTAACAAACTGGATTTTACTACTAGTACATTTAACCCAGGCACAACTACATTAAACTTAAATGGATTGACATTGAGTAATGGTGTTGGTGCAGTATATACTACTATGACAGTTAACATGGTTGGTACTGGTACTATTACACCTAATACCAATACTACATTGGGTCCGTTGATTATTAATAATGGTGCCGGCACTACTACATTGGCGGCTGCACTAAGTTGTACCACATTCACTATGACTGCGGGTACTATTAATTTTGCTACATTTAATTTAACCTGTTCCAGTACAGCCGCATATACCTCTGGTACCCTGAGCAATATTGGTACTATTACCTGTACAACTTTTACAGTTAACGGAACATTTACATTATCTAGTGGTACTATTACACCAAGTGTTAGTTTTGTATTGACCAGTGGTGCCTTCAATTATAACGGTGGTACTTTAAGTGCAGTACCTACATTTACGCATACAGCAGGTACAGTTACTCTTGGTCAAGCATATGCGCTTACTGCAACCGGTACATATACATTAACTGCTGGAACATTAAATTTAAACGGATATGATTTAACTACTGGTATATTCAGTTCAACTGGTACAGGTGTTCGTTCAATAACATTTGGTACTAATACTATTATATTAAATCATTCTACAGCCGCACAAACTGTATTATCCATGGCAATTGTTACTAACTTTACATATACAGGTACAGGTGGGTTCGTTACAGATACAACATCAGTAACAAGAACGGTAACCTTTGGCACTACAGGTGGCTCTGCAACCAATGCACCACTCTTAACGTTAACTGGTAGTGGTACAAATGTAATAACATTTACAACAGGTAGTTGGTTTAAAAATCTTAGTTTTGGTACTACGGCATTTAACCCGGGTACAACTGCATTATCAATTGTTGGAGATCTAACACTATCAAGTGGTGGTACATTTACTGGTTTGACAGCTACAATGGTTACTACTGGTACTATTACAAATAATACTAAAACTATAGCTGCATTAACAATCAACAGCACCTCAGGCACTACTACCTTATCTGCTGCACTAACAGTATCAGGTACTACTACATTAACTAGTGGCACTCTTAATCTAGCCAATTTTACAATAACAACCGCTATATTCAGTTCAAGTAACACAAACACCCGGTCAATTACTTTTGGTACAGGTACTATTATATTATCTAATAATACAGCAACTACTATATTGTCTATGGCAATTGCTACTAACTTTACATGTGATAATACCAGCGCCGGAGGTTTTGTAGTAGCATCTCTAAATAGCGGGCTTTTAGAAACTGTAGTATTTGGTACTACGGGCGGATCAACCACTAATGCACCAAATTTAACTGTTGGCAACAGTAATACCACCTTATTTTTAAATATTACTGATAGCTCTTGGTTTAACACATTAACCTCAACATATACTAATGCATATATAAATTACTCCACAGGAGCTACGACTCAAGTACTTGGAACATATGTAAGTACATTGGCATTGTCTAATCAGCGTGATAATTATACAGGATTTCTTCCAAACTTTACCAGAACACAAACATATACTACTACCACATCCCAAGTGTTGGCCGGCATTGGTTTTAACTGTCCGGGTGGAACATTAACTATAGTAGATCCTGTTAGAAATTTTAATGCATTTACAATTAATACCTATGCTGGCACCGTAGTCACTACTTTGGCGCTAGTGGCAGGTACTATAGATGTAAGTGATGCGGCTAATGCATATGATGGGATTAGTGACTCGATGGGGTTTGGACGAATAGTTTCGTCTAACCAAAATACCCGTTCGATGGCATTTGGTTCTAATATTATGCAGCTGGCAAATGCATCATCACCGTATGTTTATGCTACTTCAATATCAATGGCAGATACTACTAATTTTACCAGTACTGGAACTGGGGGATTTTGGTTATATCCTTATACCGGTACTGCTATTACTATTGGTACTACAGCTGGTGGATCTGTTACTAGTACTTTCAACCTATACGTAGGGAACTTTGGTGCACCAGGCGCACTGACCATTACAACTGGTAGTTGGTTTAAAACTTTAAGTTTTATAGCACCATATGGTTTTTCATCGTTTAGTGGTACTATTACTTCCACTTCTATAAACTGTAGTTCTTTGGCACTTTCCACTTATGTCAGTTTCAGTAATTTAAGTGCAACCATGAGAGATACTGGTACTATTACATCTACTAGTCCTGGTACTACTACTATGGGTAACCTAACAATTAATAATGGTGCAGGTACTACTACATTAGCGACAGCACTATCATGTACCACTTTTACACAAACAGACGGTACTATTGATTTTGCTACATTTAACTTAACTTGTTCAAGTACAGCAACATATACAACAGGTACATTATCAAATATAGGTACTATCAGTTGTACAACATGGACTATTTCTGCGGCCAGTACATTTACATTAACTCAGGGTACTATTACACCAAGTGTTAGTTTTGTATTGACCAGTGGTGCCTTCAATTATAACGGCGGCACATTGAGTGCTGTACCCACCTTTACGCATACAGCAGGTACAGTAACATTGGGGCAAGCACTATCATTGGCTGCAACAGGTACATATACATTAACTGCCGGAACATTAAACTTAAATGGATTTGATTTAACTACAGGTATATTCAGTTCGAGTAACACAAATACTCGTTCAATTACATTCGGTACAAATAATATTGTATTAGCGCACACCACGGCAGCAACAGTTGTATTGAGTATGGCAATTGCTACTGGATTTACATATACAGGTACGGGTGGTTTTACTAGTGATATGTCAGTAACAAGAACATTTACTTTTGGTACTACAAGTGGTTCAACAACTAATGCACCCAATTTGTCACTTATATCTGGTGCATCGACTTCAACATTTACTGATGGGTCATGGTTTAAAGCACTAGACTTTACTGGAAGTACTTGTACTGTTGCAGTTACTGCTAGTCTACTTGGCATTAACGTAGACACATTAACGTTAGCAACGGGTGGTACTTACACAAGTTTAATACCAGTTTTTACTAGATCACAAACTTGGACCCCGCAATATAGCAAACAATTAGGTGGTATTGGATTTAATGTAGTTGGAGGCACATTCACATTAGGTGGCGCACAAACTTACACAGCAACTTCGGTGACTATTTTAACTGCAGGTACAATGGATTTAGGGGGATTTGATTTTACGACTGGTTCATTCCTTTCATCTAACACAAACACCAGATCAATTAATTTTGGTACAAACAACATTATATTAGCAACTACAACTGCCGCAACTACAGTATTGAGTATGGCAGTAGTTACTGGATTTACTTATACAGGTACTGGTGGATTTCAAACAAATGCAACATCAGTAACAAGAACGGTTACATTTGGTACTACGGGCGGCTCATCAACTAATGCACCAAGCTTGTCAATAACTGGTAGTGGTACAAATGTAATAACACTTACTACCGGTAGTTGGTTTAACACATTGAGTTTTGGAACTACTGCATTTACAGTTCCAGCTACGTCATTAAGCGTAAATAGTTTAACACTATCCAGTAGTGGTACATTTACCGGATTAACAGCTACAATGGTTGGTACTGGTACTATTACAAGTAATAATAAACCAATTGCGGCATTAACAATCAATCATTCAGGCACTACTACATTAGCAGATGCATTATCTACTGGTATAACTGCTACTACTACACTAACCATAGGAACATTAAACTTAAATGGATTTGATTTAACAACTGGTATATTCAGTTCATCTAACACATCTACTCGTTCAATTATTTTTGGTAGTAATAATATTATACTATCAACTACTACGGCTGCACAAATTGTGTTAGCAATGGCCACTGCTACTGGATTTACATGGGACAATACAAGCATTGGCGGGTTTACTAGTACAATGTCAACTACAAGAACATTTCAATTTGGTCAAACTGCCGGCGGCTCTGCAACCAATGCCCCTAACTTAACATTAATCAGTGGTTCGTCAATTGCTACGCTTACAACAGGTAGTTGGTTTGATAATCTTAGTTTTGGTGGTTCTGGTGGTACTGAGTTTACTTTAGGTACAACTGCATTGTCAATTAATGGAAGTTTAACACTATCAAATGCAGCACTTGCTATATTTACTGGTTTAACACCAACAATGGTTGGTACTGGTACTATTACTAGTTACGGTAAAACTATAGCCGCATTAACAATTAATAGCACCTCAGGTACTACTACATTAGGTGGTGCATTGTCATTTGCACTTGCTACAGCAACAACTACACTAACATCAGGTACATTAAACTTGGGTGGATTTGATTTAACAACCGGTATATTCAGTTCAACTAATACGAATACTCGTTCAATAGTTTTTGGTACTAATAATATTATATTAGCACATACAACTGCGGCAACAACAGTATTGTCAATGGCAACTGCTACTGGATTTACGTGGGACAATACAAGCACCGGAGGATTTACTGCGGCAGCAGATATCACTAGGACATTTACATTTGGTACTACTGGCGGATCAACCACCAATGCACCAAATTTATCAATAACTGGTAGTGGCACAGCAATAGCAACAATCACAACAGCTAGTTGGTTTAACAATCTTAATTTTAATAGTACTGCATTTACTGTTCCAGCAACCGCATTATCAATTGCCGGCGGTCTAACATTATCAAGTGCAGCCCTTGCTGTATATACTGGTTTGTCAATTACTATGGTTGATACTGGTACTTTTACTACTAATGGTAAAACCATAGCGGCATTCACTGTTAATAATGGCGCAGGCACCACTACAATGTTAGGTGCAATAGGTTGTACAACATTTACTATGACCGCCGGCACTATTGATTTTGCTTTCTATGCAATAACTTGTTCAGGTGCATTTACATATACATCCGGTACTATATTAAACTTCCCAGGAAGTTTAAGCACTACTACATTAACAATTAACGGAACACTGACCATGACCGCTGGTATGACTATTACTGCAACAGTCAGTGTAGTATTGCAATCAGGTGCATTTAACTATAACGGCGGAACATTAACTACTCCTGTTTTCACTCAAACAACAGGTGCAGTAACATTGGGTCAACCATTAACAATTACTGGTGCATACACACTAACAGCCGGTACATTAGACTTAGGTAATAATAACTTAACAGTTGGTACATTTGTCTCATCTACTGCTAATACTCGTTCAATATCATTTGGTACAGCAAGTATTACATTAAACACCAGTGTAGCAGCTTCTACTGTATTAAGTATGGCAACTGTTACTGGATTTACTTATACAGGTACTGGTAATTTTATTAGTGATGCAGCGGTAACAAGAACATTTACATTTGGTACTACCGGTGGTTCTATAACTAATAGTCCTAATTTAGCAATAAATGGTAGTGGTACAGCAATAGCAACAATTACAACAGGTAGTTGGTTTAACACATTGAGTTTTGATACTACTGCATTTGTATTACCGGCTACATCATTGAATCTAGAATCATTAACATTATCCCCCGGTGGTACATTCACTGGATTGACAATTACTATGCTAGATACTGGTACAATTACTGGAAATAGTCGTACAATTGTTTCTATGACTATCAATCATTCAGGTACTACTACTATTGCTGGTACACTTTTAACTTGCACCGGCAGTATTACCCTTACAGCGGGCACTTTAACTTTAACCGCTAATCTTAATTTACTAACAACCAATGGGCAATTTGTCTCAACTAACACTAATACTCGTTCAATTAATTTTGGAGCATTTAACATTGACCTTCAATGTACTACATCCGCAACTGTAGTATTGAATATGGCAGACGCCACTGGATTTACATATTCAGGCACCGGTGGTTTCACAAGCCCTTCTACTAGTACTAGAACATTTACCTTTGGTACTACTTCGGGTTCAATTACCAATAGCCCTAATTTAACATTAACTGGTGTTGGTACATCAGTGTCAACATTTACAACTGGTAGTTGGTTTAACACATTAAGTTTTGGTAGTACTGTGTTTACCTTAGCCGCAACAAGTTTAAACTTAAATGGATTGACATTAAGTACTGGTGCCGGTGTATATACCAACTTGACAGCCAATATGCGTGGAACTGGTACTATTACTCCGAACACCAATACTACATTAGGTCCGTTAGTTATTAATAATGGTGCCGGCACTACCACATTAGCGGCAGCATTAAGTTGTACCACCTTCACTATGACGGCCGGCGCAATTGATTTTGCTACGTTCAACTTAACATGTTCAGGTACAGCAACATATACATCAGGTACATTAAGTAATATTGGTACTATAAGTTGTACAACATTTACTGTTAATATTGGAACATTTACATTAACTCAAGGTACTATCACACCAAGTGTTAGTTTTGTAGTATCTGGTAGTGGTACATTTAACTACAATGGTGGTACATTAAGTGCAGTACCTACATTTACCCAAAGCCAAGGTAATGTGACCCTTGGCAAAGCATACGCTCTTACTGCGACAGGTACATATTCATTTAGTGGTGCTGGTACACTAGATTTAGCTGGATTTACCTTAACCACTGGTATATTCAGTTGCAACCACGGATCAATTCGTTCAATTAGTTTTGGTACAGGTAACATTGTATTAGCACATACAACTGCGGCACAAACAGTGTTGGATATGGCAAATGCCAGTAACTTTACTTGGACAGGCACTGGCGGTTTTACTACTACAATGTCAGTGACACGAACATTCACTTTTGGTACTACGGGTGGTTCCTCAACTAATGCACCAAACTTAACATTGAGTAGTGGCGCATCAGTAGCAACAATTACTAATGGTAGTTATTTTAACACACTTAGTTTTGGTACTACTGCGTTTACAATAGGTACAATAACATTAAACTTAAATGGACTGACTTTATCTGCCACCGGCACATATACAACATTAACAGCTAACATGATTGGTACTGGTACTATTACAGGTAATACCAACACCACATTAGTTACCTTAACAATCAATAGTACATCCGGCACTACTACGTTAGGTGACGCATTTAGTTTAGCCGCAACTGGAGTAACAACGTTAACAAGTGGCACATTGGCATTAGCTACTTTTACTTTAACAACTGGTGTATTCAGTTCAAGTAATGCCAATACTCGTTCAATTAGTTTTGGTACAGGTAATATTGCATTAACTCACACTACTGCATCTACTACAGTATTGTCAATGGCCACTGCCACTGGATTTACTTATACAACTACTACTGGTGGATTTACCAGTATAATGTCATTGGCAAGAATATTTGTATTTGGTACTACCGGTGGCTCATCAACTAATGCACCAAATTTAACACTCAGTAGCGGTTCATCAATAGCAACAATTACTACAGGTAGTTGGTTTAATAAATTAGATTTTGGAACTACAGCATTCAATCCAGGAACCACTGCGTTAAACTTAAATGCATTAACACTATCAAGTGGTGGTACATTTACAACATTGACACCAACAATGGTTGGTACTGGTAGCATCACAAGTAATGGCAAAACTATATCCGCATTAACAATCAACAGCACATCAGGTACTACTACATTGGCTGATGCGTTGTCATTGGCACTTGCCACAGCAACAACTACTTTAACGAGTGGAACACTGGCACTTGGTGGATTTACATTAACTACTGGTATATTCAGTTCAACTAACGCAAACACTCGCTCAATAAGTTTTGGTACAGGTAATATTGTGTTGGCTCATACTACAGCCGCACAAACTGTATTGTCAATGGCAACTGCTACTGGATTTACTTATACAGGTACAGGTGGATTTACCGCAGATGCGTCAGTAACCAGAACATATACATTTGGTACTACTGGTGGTTTAGCAACTAACAGTCCAAATTTATCAATAACTGGTAGTGGTACTCAAATTGCAACACTTACAACCGGTAGTTGGTTTAACACACTGAGTTTTGGTAGTACTGTGTTTACCTTAGCTACAACAAGTTTAAACTTGAACGGATTAACATTATCAACTGGTGCAGGTGTATATACCAACTTGGTACCAACAATGGTTGGGACTGGTTCAATCAATACAAATGGTAAAAGTTTATCTACATTAACTATCAATCATTCAGGTACTACTACACTATCAAGTGACGTAACCACAAGTACAAGCACAACATTGACCAGCGGTACATTGGCATTGGCAGGATTTACACTGACCCCAACACAATTTATTTCAGGCACGGCAGCTACTAGAGCAATTTCTGGCGCAGGAACTGGGGTAATTTCATTGGCTAACGATTGGACTGTATCAGACGGTACAGGATTTACTGGTTCTGATTATACCATTAACATGACAAAAGCAACAGCTAAGACCTTTGCAGGAGCCGGGGGATCGTATGGTACTCTTGTTCAAGCAGGAGCTGGTGCATTGACTATCAGTGGATCAAATACATTAGCCGATATACAAGCAACTACTAGACCTTCAACAATTACTTTTACCGCAGGAACAACACAAACAGTAAGTCTATTTACCCTTGCTGGAACTGTTGGTAACTTAGTAACAATTAACAGCGTCACACCAGGATCACGATTCACGTTGTCTAAAGCTAGCGGTACTGTAACAGCAAGTTATTTAAGTATTAAAGATAGTGCTGCTGTTGGCGGTGCAGTTTGGAATGCATATAATGGAACTAACACCGACAGCGGAAACAACATAGGTTGGTTATTTATAGCACCATCTATCTCTGGAAACGGAAACTTTATGGCCTTCTTCTAAATATCGTAAGTACAGTACGATTGAAAAAATGATAAATAAGAGTAATATCTGGTAGAACGCTACTTATCATGAGGTAAAAATGAGTTTAATTTTAAAACAAGAACCCGCAAACACTATATCAACGCCTCCGGCCGGCAAAAGTACACTATTTGTCAATGACAATAGTGTAATGTCTGTTAAAGACCCATCGGGCAATGTAACTACTTTTCCAACGGCCCAAGGCGCAAACACACAAGTTTTCTTTAACGATAATGGTGCAATTAACGGGAATACTGCTCTTGTATTTGATAAGAACAATGGATTACTAACTGTAGCTAATGTAAGTATTACTGGAACATTAAGTGCTGGTAATATCTCTATATCAACTATCAGTGATGGTAATAGTAGTATAGCAATAGCACCAAACGCTAATATAACAATGAGCGTTAATGGAAACGCTAATATAATGACAGTGACTGTTTCTGGCGTTAACGTTGCCGGAACGCTTAGTGCCACCGGCAATACTACTTTGGGCAATCTTTCTGTTACAGGAACACTGAATGCAGGTGACATATCAGTTGGTAGTATTGCAAATGGTACAAGTAATATTGATATTGTTGGTGTAAGTGGTAATGTGACTACCAGTGTTAATGGCACAGCAAATGTTTTAGTAGTTGCATCTACTGGTGTTAACGTTGCCGGAACATTCAGTGCTAGCGGTAATGCAAACGTTGGTAACATAGGTGCTACCAATGGTGTGTTTACTAATGTAAGTGGAAATGGATCAAGTTTAAGTTCTATAACCGGTGCAAATGTAACCGGAACAGTTGGTCTTGCATCATTTGCAACAACAGCAAATGCAGTAGCAGGCGCTAATGTAAGTGGTGCAGTCAGTTTTGCAACAACAGCTAATAGTGTAGCAGGCGCCAATGTAACTGGTGAAGTTGGATTAGCAACATATGCTACAACAGCAAATGCAGTAGCAGGCGCTAATGTAAGTGGTGCAGTTGGAATGGCAGCGTATGCTACTACTGCTAATAATGTAGCAGGTGCTAACGTAAGTGGACAAGTTGCTTATGCGGCAACAGCAAATAGTGTTGCAGGGGCTAACGTATCAGGTGTTGTATCCAGTGCTACTACAGCGGGTACAGTCACTACAGCCGCACAACCAAACATTACAAGTACCGGAATATTAGCAAATCTATCGGTGTCGGGTAATGCTAATGTTGGTAACTTAGGTGCAACACAAGGTATATTCACTGATGTCTCAGGTAATGGCTCAAGTTTAAGCTCAATAACAGGCGCTAATGTAACAGGTGCAGTATCATTCGCATCAACCGCTAATGCAGTAGCAGGTGCTAATGTATCAGGTACGGTGGCTAATGCAACATATGCGACTAGTGCAGGTACTGCAGGTACTGCTGGTTCTGCAACTACAGCCGGTACAGTCACAACTAACGCACAACCAAACATCACAAGTACTGGCACGTTATCAAGTTTATCAGTGTCAGGTAACATCGCAGCCGGAAATGTCAATGCCGGTAATTTATTAACTGCAAATTATTCAACTTCTGTATTGACTACAGCAGCTCAACCAAACATAACAAGTACCGGCACATTATCAGGTTTATCAGTAAGTGGTAATGCAAACGTTGGTAACATAGGTGCTAATAATGCAGTATTCACATCAGTAAGTGGTAATGGTTCAAGTTTGAGTTCTATTACAGGCGCAAACGTAACAGGTGCAGTTGCATTTGCAACTACAGCCAATAGTGTAGCCGGGGCTAACGTTTTAGGTGCGGTTGCTTTTGCAACGACAGCTAATAGTGTAGCCGGGGCTAACGTTTCAGGTACAGTAGCCAATGCAACATATGCAACCAGTGCTGGTACTGCTGGTACAGTTACAACTAACGCACAACCAAACATAACAAGCACCGGTACACTTGCAAGTTTATCAGTAAGTGGTAATGCCAACGTAGGTAATATAGGTGCAACATTTGGCGTATTTACTAATGTAAGTGGTAACGGATCAAGTTTAAGTTCAATCACAGGTGCTAATGTTACCGGTGCCGTATCATTTGCAACGACAGCTAATAGTGTAGCAGGGGCTAATGTAAGTGGTACAGTAGCTAATGCAACATATGCAACCAGTGCAGGTACTGCTGGTTCTGCAACTACAGCGGGTACTGTAACAACTAATGCACAACCAAACATCACAAGTACTGGCACACTAGCTTCATTAAGTGTAACCGGTACTGCAACAGCAGGTAACTTAGCAACCGCCGGCACACTAAGTGCAGGTGGTAATGCAAACGTTGGTAACTTAGGTACAGCAGCCTTAGTCGCAACTGGAACAGGTAGCTTTGGTGGTAATGTTAACTTAAATAGCTTTAATATCACAAGTCTTGCAACACCGGTTAATGACACTGATGCGGCAACAAAAGCATATGTAGATACTGTGGCACAAGGTCTTGATACTAAGGCTAGTGTTGTGGCTGCAACTACAGCTAATATTACTTTATCAGGTGCACAAACTATTGATGGTATATCTATTGTAGCCGGTAATAGAGTATTAGTCAAGAATCAAACAGCGCCGGCAGAAAACGGTCTATATCTATGTGCCACCGGTGCTTGGACAAGAACGACAGATATGACAACTTGGGCACAAGTTCCGGGTGCATATGTATTTGTTGAAGGTGGTACTACACAAGCAGATACTGGTTGGGTATGTACATCAGATGCAGGTGGCACAATTGGTGTAACTGCAATGACTTGGGCACAGTTTTCAGGCGCAGGTAGTTACACGGCAGGAACAGGATTAACTTTAACCGGCACAACATTCAGTGTTAATGTTGCACAATCACAAATTACTTCAGTTGGTACATTAACAAGTTTAAGTGTTTCTGGTAATGCAAACATTGGAAATATTGGTACAGGTGGAGTAATTACAGCTACAGGAACTGCAACAGCAGGGAACTTAGCTACAAGTGGAACATTAAGTGCAGGTGGTAATGCTAACGTTGGTAACTTGGGTGTTACTGGAGTATTTGCTACTACAGTAAGTGCTACGGGTAATGCAAACGTTGGTAACATAGGTGCTAATAATGCAGTATTCACATCAGTAAGTGGTAATGGTTCAAGTTTGAGTTCTATTACAGGCGCAAATGTAACCGGAGCAGTATCATTCGCAACTACAGCTAATAGTGTAGCTGGTGCTAACGTGTCAGGTGCAGTTGCATTTGCAACGACAGCTAATAGTGTAGCAGGAGCTAACGTAAGTGGTCAGGTAGGTAATGCATTAATTGCAGGCACGGTCTACACAAATGCTCAACCAAACATTACAAGTACTGGTACATTGACAAGTTTAAGTGTATCTGGTAATGCTACAGTTGGTAACTTAGTTGGCCCACATGCAAGTGGTAATAGTAACATTGCAATTATAGCTAACAGTAACATTGCAATGACAGTTGCTGGAACAGCTAACGTGTTGTTAGTAACCGCTACTGGTGCAAACATTACTGGTACGTTTAGTACTAGTGGTAATGCTAACGTAGGCAATATTGGTGCTACACAGGGTGTATTCACTAACGTATCAGGTAATGGTTCAACACTAAGCTCAATTACAGGCGCAAACGTAACAGGTGCAGTATCATTCGCTACAACAGCTAATGCAGTAGCAGGTGCAAACGTAAGTGGTACTGTGAGTTCAGCAACTACAGCCGGAACAGTAACGACAGCCGCACAGGGTAACATTACAAGTGTTGGAACATTAACAGGACTGACAGTTGGTAATGCTACTGCTAATGCAGTGTTTGGTAATGGTACTATCGTATTGAATTCAGGTCTTATCACTGGTAACGCTAATGGTATATCAAGTGTTCAAGCTGGTAATATTGTTGGTACTACATTGGGTGCAACAGTTGTTACTTCAAGTTTAACCGCAGTTGGTACATTAGCTTCATTAAGTGTGTCGGGTAATGCTACAGTCGGTAACATTGTTGGCCCTCATGCATCAGGTAATAGTAATATTGCAATTACTGCTAACAGTAACATCGCAATGACAGTAGCGGGTACTGCTAACGTATTATTGGTAACTGCAACTGGTGCAAACATAACTGGTACATTGAGTGTCAGTGGTAATGCTAACGTAGGTAATTTAGGCGCAACTAACTTAGTTGGTACAGTAACAACCGCATCACAAACAAGTATAACCGCAGTTGGCACATTAACCTCATTAAGTGTGTCGGGTAATGCTACAGTGGGTAATATCAGTGCTACTAACCATACTGGTACTACTTCAAACATTACCGGTCAATATATCTCTACGGTAACTACAGGTACTGCTCCGTTAGTTGTTAGTTCAACTACTCAAGTTGCTAACTTGTCAGTTGCAACAGCAGGCTCAGCTACGACTGCAGGTAGTGCTACTACAGCAGGCACAGTGACAACAGCGGCTCAACCTAACATTACTTCAGTTGGTACACTAAGTTCATTGAGTGTATCAGGTAATGCTAACGTTGGTAACATTGGTGCTGCATCCGGTATATACACTACACTAAGTGCATCAGGTAATGCTAGCGCAGGTAACTTAGTGTTAGCTAATGCGGCAATTATTACAGTAGGTGCAAACACTAACGTGGGTACTATTACTGGTAACTTTTCATTGAGTGCAGGTTCTCGTCACGCGGCGACTTACTCCTAATATAGTCAAATTCATAGACACTTTCTTAAAATGATAAGTAAGTGTCTATGAACATCTTTCAATCATCGTATGAAGCAAGGCTTCAAGATTGGTTTCAATTACGGAATTCCGTATCTGGTTTACCCTTACAGGATAAATGCATCACTATAGATAAATGGTGGCAAACTGCGCCATTAGTTACCCATCATCTGCACCCGCATGATATGGACAACTGGCCTGATCCCTGGGTACTTTTGTCCGAAAATACCTACTGTGAGGTTGCAAGATCGTTAGGAATGTGTTATACTCTATTGTTGATAGGTATAACCAACATAGAATTGGTTTTGGCAAAGAATAACATAGGTGAAGATGTGGTACTAGTCCTAGTAGACAACGCAAAATATATACTGAATTACTGGCCTAATACGGTCATAAGTAATAGTCTAGCAGAATTCACCATAATACAAAAATTAGATATAACAACAATAACAGAGAAGATAAGTAAACTATGATTATAAACGTGATCAAACGATCTGGGGCGAAAGAACCTCTAACATTAGAAAAATGGCAAGCACAAGTAGCAAAAGTATGTACAGGGATAGCAGACGTTAGCCCATCGATGATAGAAATAAAATCACAATTACATTTTTACGATGGTATCACAACTAAGCAAATTGATGAGATTACATTACGAGCTATTGTAGATTTGATTGATGTAGAGAATAATCCAGATGTTGGTCACACAAATTATCAATATGTAGCAGGTAAGCAACGTATAAGTATGTTACGCAAAGATGTATATGGTAGCTATTCACCTCCTAAGTTATATGATGTAGTAAAGACAAATGTAGCTACAGGGTTGTACACACCTGAATTACTAGAATGGTATAATGAAGAAGATTGGGACAAGATGGATAGTTTCATCGACCACTCTAAGGACGAAAGTTATAGTTATGCTGCCATTGAACAATTGATTGAAAAATATTTGGTTAAGAACCGTAGTACAAAACAAACATATGAAACTCCGCAAATCAGATATATGGTCGCGGCCGCCACTATCTTTCATAGTGAAGAACCTAACAACGCAAGAATACGTTATATAAAGGAATACTATAATGCTGCCTCTGACGGATTATTTACTCTTGCTACTCCTGTCCTCGCTGGTCTCGGTACCCCTACTAAGCAATTCAGTTCGTGCGTACTTATTCGCAGTGATGATGACCTTGATAGTATTTTTGCTAGTGGTGAAATGATGGCTAAGTATGCTAGCAAACGTGCTGGCATTGGATTAGAAATTGGTAGACTACGTTCACTAGGTAGTCCTATTCGTGGTGGCGAGATTATGCACACTGGCATGATTCCGTTTTTAAAGAAATGGTTTGGCGACTTACGTAGTTGCTCACAAGGAGGTATTCGTAATGCAAGTGCTACAGTATTTTATCCCATTTGGCATCATCAGTTTGATGATCTTATTGTTCTTAAAAACAATCAAGGCACAGAAGAAACAAGAGTTAGACACATGGACTATGGAGTTGTCCTTAGTGCATTCTTTTGGCGCAGATTCAAGAATAAGGAAAACATCACCTTCTTTGATCCGAATGAGGTACCCGACTTATACGAAGCATTTTACAAGAACACAGAACTATTTGAAGAACTGTATGTAAAATACGAAAAGCGTAAAGACTTACGCAAGAAAACAATGAATGCAGAAGATGTGTTTAAGAGTGGAATTCTTAAAGAACGTACAGACACTGGACGTATCTATCTAGTCTTCATTGACAATGTGATGAATCAAGGCCCATTTGACCCTGAGTATCATACAATTTACCAGAGTAACTTATGCTGTGAGATTCTTCTTCCTACTAAATCTTTTAAACGTCTTGATGATAGTGACGGTCGTATCGCTTTATGTACGCTCGGATCTATTAACTGGGGTGCGTTCCGTAATCCTGAAGACATGCGTAGGGCTTGTCGTATTCTACACCGTAGCCTCAATAATATATTGGACTATCAAGACTTTTTAAGCATACAATCTAAACTAAGCAATGACGAGATTCGTCCATTGGGTATTGGTGTCACTAACTTAGCATACTGGCATGCAAAGCGTGGAATGAAGTATGGCGAAAAAGACTCACTAGCTGAAGTTAAATCTTGGATGGAACATCTATCATTCTATCTTACAGAAGCAAGTGTAGAACTAGCCAAAGAACGCGGTGCTTGTTTAGGTAGTGATAAGACACGCTATGGTAAAGGTATCTTCCCTTGGGAACTACGTGCTAAGGGCGTTAATGAACTTACAGATTTTACCCCAGAACTTCCTTGGGAAAACTTACGTGCAGAGATGAGAGCTTACGGTGTACGTAATGCTACACAAATGGCAGTAGCTCCTGTAGAATCTAGTAGTGTGGTAATTAATTCTACAAACGGTATTGAAATGCCAATGAGCTTGATTAGTGTTAAGGAAAGTAAAGCTGGAAGTTTTGTTCAAGTTGTTCCTGAGTATCATAAATTAAAGAACAAGTATCAAATGATGTGGGAACAAACTGATTGTGAAGGTTATCTAAAGACAGCAGCAGTTATTGCAGCCTATGTTGATCAATCTATTAGTACAAACACATTCTATAACCCTGCACACTTTGCTGATCGTAAAGTACCTACAACGCTAATTGCCAAAAACTTAATGCAAAGTCATGTTTGGGGGTTGAAGACATTCTACTATAGTTTGATTAACAAACAAGGTAGTAAAGAAGTAGCAGACGATGCCCCATTAGAAGTTATTGATTTTGACATGGAAGAAGATTGCGAAAGTTGCAAACTATGAACATAGGTATATACGGAGATAGTTTTGCTGAATTTGATAAAATAGCAAAACATCTTCATTGGTCTACTATAGTAGTAGAAAAATTAAATGCCAAAGTAGAAAACTTTGGGTATCCGGCAACCTCTTTATACTATTCGTATAAAAAATTTTTAGAAAATTATACAAAGCACGATTTAATAATAGTTGCGGTAACTAATCCGGATCGGTACATCAAAATGGTTGATTGGTGTGACACACCAGATAGAAATAATAGTTATATCAATTCATATGAACATGTTATTCGTTACAAAAACACAATTTTAAATGACCATGACCAACGAATGTTAACTCATTTAGAAGGATGGTATATAATGTCTGACTCAGATTATAATTCTAGAATGAATGAATTAATGATGAAACACATGGAATCATTGCATAAAAATATTATTTTTTATCCGTGTTTTGTAGACTCATTTTTGCCTGAAAGATACAGTGAGAATAATTTTCCTAAGTTTTATGATTTTTTTTCTTTGGTAAAACAGCAAATAAAATTAATTAACTATCGTGGGAAAATCGATCTTCATACAAAGGAAAACACGCACATAATGGCAGGGCATCTGTTTCCAGAAATGAATGAGTATGTCGCGGAAACAATAGTTTCTAAGATAACAACAGGAGATTGGAAATTTCTAAATTTAGATAATGTAAAATTAAAACATCCAATAACATATTATTACAATATAGAATGAGAGTAACAATGAGCAAACAACAATATAACTTAAACACAAAGACAGATTACTTGAATAGAAAAATGTTTTTGGACCCAGAAGGTCCCGTAACCATTCAACGTTTTGAAGAAGTGAAGTACAACAAGCTAGTAAAAATTGAACAAACCGCACGTGGTTTCTTTTGGGTCCCGGAAGAGATATCATTAACCAAAGATGCAAATGACTTTAAAGATGCCAGCGACACTGTACGTCACATATTCACCTCTAATCTATTGCGTCAAACTGCACTAGATAGTTTGCAAGGTCGTGGTCCCAGTCAAATCTTTACACCAGTATGTAGTATTCCCGAACTAGAAGCATTGATGTACAACTGGAGCTTCTTTGAGACTAACATTCATAGTCGCAGTTATAGTCACATTATTCGTAACATCTATAATGTACCAAAAGATGTCTTCAACACTATCCACGATACACAAGAGATTATCAGCATGGCTAGTAGTGTTGGTAAGTATTATGATGACTTGCATACTATTAACTGTCGCAAAGAATTAGGTGAAGTTGTTAGTGAACATGACCATATTAAAGCAATCTGGTTAGCACTTCATGCAAGCTATGCACTAGAAGCATTTAGATTTATGGTGTCATTTGCTACCTCATTGGCAATGGTAGAGAACAAAATCTTTATTGGTAATGGCAATATCATTGGATTAATTCTACAAGATGAACTATTACATAAAGAGTGGACAGCTTGGATGATTAATCAAGTAATCAAAGAAGATAGTCGTTTTGCTGCCATTAAGCAAGAATGTGAAGCTGAAGTCTATCAAATCTACATGGATGTTATTCGTGAAGAAAAAGACTGGGCTAAGTATCTGTTCAAGTACGGTCCTGTTATTGGATTGAACGCAAACATTCTAAATGACTTTGTAGACTATACAGCAGTAGGTGCATTGAAAGAAATTGGTATCAAGTATCAAAATCCAGCCCCTAAAACTACCCCTATCCCATGGTTTAATAAGCATAGTGACACAAGCAAGAAGCAAACAGCACTACAAGAAAACGAATCAACGAATTATGTGATAGGAGTTATGTCTGACTCATTAGATTATGACGCATTACCAAATATTTAAAAGGAAATAAAATGACAGCAATTGTATGGAGTAAGTATCATTGTCCTTATTGCGACCAAGCAAAGGCACTATTAACAAGTAAAGGTATACGATTTGAAGAACGTAAGATCGGAGACGGATATACCAAAGAAGAATTGCTAGAAGCAATCCCGTTAGCAAGAACAGTACCCCAAATAATTTTAGATGGCGTATTAATCGGTGGTTTCACTGAACTTAAACAAAAATTAACAGAAAGAATATAATGGAAATTGGAAAAGTATATACACTGAAACTGAATAGCGGTGAAGAAATGGTTACTAAGGTAGTTGCAATTACCCGTGATAATATCATCATAGAAGAACCAGTATCTATTGCTCCCACACAACAGGGTATGCAAATGATCCCTAGCGTATTTACCGCAGATCCAAAGGGTAAATTTACACTAAATACTACTAGTATTGCTCTATATGCTGAAACTGACGATGGTGTCAAGATGAAGTATCTAGAAGCAACAACTGGTATTAAAGTACCGGATAAAAAGTTAATTTTAGGATAAAAAATGCCGCAACTATGTAGGATGGGTGACACAAATCAGATGAAGGGTGCTATATTAAATGGCGCAACCACTGTATTTGCAAACGGAAAATTAGTTGGTGTTCAAGGTAGTAAAATTAGTCCACACAACCCCAACAACGGTCCCCATGTTGCCGCTATGATTTCTGATGGTAGTCCTACTGTGTTTGCAGACGGTAAACCAGTAGCACGGGTTGGATCATTAAATAGTTGTCTTTGCGGACATTCAATGGCACAGGGTAGTCCTGATGTATATGTAGCATGAGCGATACAGGTAAACAAAGCCCATTAGGCGTTAACGCAGTTAATTCTTATCTGATAGCCAAAGGTTTAATGATAAATCCTATCTTTGCCGGATTTACAGGATCATCATACAATTTTACTGACTACACTTTTGGTAGTATATGCCAAACTACTGCATTGAGAGTATTGACACATGCTATCCACGCGGGATACACTTGTAATACTGATGGCGGGCCCTCGCAAACTGCATATAATAATCTTATTAGTATAGGTGCTGGCTTTGTAAACATACCAATATCTAGTATAATTGCAGGCAACGACCCAGGCACTGACTATAAATGGTTTAAAGTCACCTATACTAATAACATAACTCTGAATATTAACGGCTATGTGAGAATTTCAGGATCTAATCCTGAAGGTTATAATGGTAATTGGTTAATTGAAAGTGTTGGTTCAGACAGCCCGGGAACAAAATATTTTAGAGTTGCGGTAACAGCTAACTATGGCACAACAACTTCACCGGGAACATTTGTAGTTGACACCCAAGTGCCGGCATTAGGTAATGCCAAATCATTGGTATATACTTGGGAAAAACCAATTGGTTGGATAGGTACAGGTACCTTTAATTTAGGTGATTACAAGGGTTGGGGTGGTTCTCTTTATAAAAATAATAGAGAGTCAAATGGTGAACCAAATGCTAATCCAAATACTGCGAATCCGGCAACTCAGTGGGGTTTCAACCGATTACTAGCATTACAAGCTTGGATGGAGTTTAATTATAACAGTACACTTGAAAAGGGTGATGATGTTAATCCAATTGGGTACAGAGACTTCTTACAATCATTTAATACAGCAGCCGGCTTCATTAGTTATTCAAACACTGGTATTCTTTCTGTAGATAATTCCGCTACATTCTTAGATGGAACCTATAGTAATATGAATGACCTGATATCAGGAGACTTAACTGGTATTAGTCTAGCAACAAAAGCATTTGGTCAAGATTTAATAACAATGGGTAAGGTATTAAATCTTGAAACAATATCTACATTTGGTTTACCTAGTAACTTACTAAAAACATTAGCTAAACATAATGCATTGACTCAAAACATTAGTTTAGCTATTATTAGTGCTGGTATTAACACTAATGAGTTAGATGCAATATTGGGGAATGCAGTACAGCCTACCATTGCACAAGAACAAAAATTATATGCTGCCTTCTATTTAACTGTGGGGCAAAGTTTATCTGACGCATTGATTCCGTTGAATTGTAAAACATCAGGATTAACATCAATTGCTGATTTATTGAATCCAATTAAATTATTCCCAAATAGTTATTCAACACTGACTGTCCCTGTATATAACACTACTACACAACCTACTAATAGCAAAACTTATTATCCGATATATATTAACAATGGAATTAATCCCAACTTAACCAGCACTGGCGTATTAAATCAAATCGGTGCTCAGGTACCAATTGGCACCCCTCAAATAAGCACCACTACACCTAGTGCTAACATTGTGATTCAACAACCTGTTGTAGGATTTGGTTCTTATCTATCATCAATTGTTCCACCTGCCCAAGCAACAGCATGTGGAGCAATTGCCGCCTCATTTTTACAAGTTAAAAACATTGTTAATGTCCCTTTAGAAAAACTAGGGCAAGTTGTTACCAATATAGAAACTATAGTTGGCTTACCGGTTAACGGAACATATGTTCCAACTAATTTGACGTTGAGAAATCAAGGAAGACCTAAGATAGCATTGGGAAGCGGTCCACAGGGAACATATACTACTAGCGATTTCTTTGGTTGCATGAGTGGATTACCTTATAACGGCCCACTTACTAATATTCTAGCTAGAATTAAAGAAGTTGAGACACCTAAATTATATAATATCTATCACGAAACATATCTGGCAGCTTCATGGGAACGTGCTAAAGGATATATAAAACAAAACATATACTATGTAAATGTACAACTAAGCGGTCCTAGAATTGATGACTGGTATTATACAATTACAATTGGGCTAGAAACACCCGGTGGGGGATATACTAGAGGTGGCGGTACAACACCTACAGTCAGCCTTTATCCAAACTATTGCGGTGCTAGCATGGCGGTAACAGTAGATTCAAATGATACACATCTTCCGGGTACTTTTGGTCAAGTGATTGTTCAATCTAAAACTTCCGGTGTGGCTTACAAGTATGCTACTACTAGGGTAAACGAAACAAATGCTCCTACCCCACCTGTACCACCTGAGGAATGGATTCGTATTCAAGCACCACCCATTGCAATGTTACCAATACAAGCTAATGGTTCATTTTCAACCGGCGCGGTAAACGTAGATGGCTATGCAAGAGGTAGTTTAGGAGGTGTAACTGAGGGTGTTTGGTATTGGCCAAGGGGGGGATCAGATCCTGGAATGAATCAAGTACTTCAAGGATATATTGATCAAGCTAATGCTGAGATTAATAGTATCAACACAAATAAACAAACTAGCTGCCAAAGCTTAAACAATTCATGGAATGCAATAGGTTCTCAATTAACAATTGAACAACGTGCTAGAGACTATGGATTAAAACCACCAACAGATACCGGACCACCTACTGTAGACAAAAGCGGTACCACTATATTACCACAAAGACAAAATAATTTGTCATTATATCCTACGGTAGTTTATAACTTTGTTGATAGTTTATCACAGTATGGCCTCAACACCGAACCGCATATGTACGCTCAGACAATAGAGAACATCACTGATTATTCAACCCCGGGTGGTCAGAGTGCTGTTGCATTGATGCGTCAACAAAGAAACCAAGAACGATTAGCATTGTTGGGTATTCCGTTAGATAATAACATAGAAGACAAATTACCATACGATCAGCAGAAAATATTAATTGCTAATGGAACATTACCTACTGCTAGATATGACCCTAATATACCTAGTGGTTCTATAACAGCCAACACAACAAATCCATTTAGTTCGACAACTGTAACCGGTCCAGTCTCTACTACGGTACCCGCAACACCAATACAAATTGACCCAATTGGTAATGTTATATATACAACACCAATTGGTATCTATGTTCCGATAGATAGCACATATCTCGTAACAAATCCTTTATTTGGAGGACAAACACCACCTATTCCAATAGACACCGGTAAGGCATGGACACCATATACTCCCGGTAACGCTACTTCAAATATTGTTACTATTTCTGCTAACATAGTTGATAGTAATGTTTCTGCTAACATAGTTAACAATAACGCTATTTATAACAATACTATTATTTTTTCTAACATAATTGACGGTAACGCAACTAGTGCAGTTCCAGCAGGAAATGCTATTTATTTTCCTGGTACACCCGGATCGTTTGCAGGCACTGTGTATGGTAACACGGTAATACCTGGATTAAACACTTGGTACACATCAAACACTTTATATCCATCAACATATACTGTTCAGCAAGCAATTGAAGAAGTTATACGCTGTAACTGCGATTGCTGGCAATTAGCATAATCAAAGGGTCTACTATGAAAGAGAAAATTAATTTTTTCAGAATTTTTGCCAGCATTACAATTGTAGTATTGGGATTTTTCTTGACCAATACAAGTGAAAGATACTTTCTATTTGACGACACTATTGAACCAATTGAAGAAGTTGTCAAAGTAGCAAAGAAAGTTGATCCAAAACAACTAGCTTGTTTAACTAAGAACATCTTTTATGAAGCAGGTGGAGAATCTATACTTGGACAAGCCGCAGTAGCAAGAGTTGTGTTAAACAGAATTACACATGGTTTTGGATCTAACCCGTGTAATGTTATCTATCAATCAACAACCATACAGCAAGAGAATGATGAAGGTGAAACAGAGAAAGTAAAATTCTGTCAGTTTAGTTGGGTGTGTGAAAATAAGGGTGAACCAAATAAAAATAGCCCAAGATATCAGCAGGCTTCCCAAATAGCATATGAAGTACTAGCATATGATGCGTATAATGATGTAGTGCCTACATCTACACTGTTCTTTCATAATCTAAGTGTTCAACCAAATTGGCCCTATCAGCAAGCAAAAAAGATTGGTAATCATATCTTTTATTCAAAAGTAAAGAAGAAAAATAATAATGACCATCAGCAAAAGCCCTGAACGACATACATTTCAAATGAAAAATTATATCAAACGCTGTGGAGAAAAGGGTGAAGAGCCTGATGAAGATTATCTAAACCTGTATAAATCTTATCAGCAACAGGATGAAGAAAATATAGTAGATCCTAAATGGCAAAAAGATAACATGGAATACGACTTACGTAGTACTCAATGGATTATTGATAAAGTTAAAGGTGATGATGTATATGCTCAGAACTTGTATGCCGCAATGTGTAACCGAGACTTTACTAAAAATGACGTATGGCCTATATTAACTGAAAAACGCTGGAGTTGCAGTTGGAGACATGCCGGTGGCATTGTTGCTGATATGCTAGAAAAAGGTGACTACATTGATTGGTACTGTAGTGGTATTAGAAACAACAGTGACTTAGACAATGAAGAATTTCGTCAACTAACTAAAGAACAACAAGAATTTCGTCTTAAGCTCAAAGCATATGTTGGTGAGGGAATGGTAACTGATGAGATACGAGAAGATTTATTGAAATTGGGGTGGATAGTATTAGATGATGATATTCTTGATAGCTAAATACAATAGTTAAATCTCACAAACGGGTTCACCGAGATAAATAGTTATATGAAAAATAAATATGGCTTATTAATGTATTGTTCATATTGTGGGTCTGAGTTTATAACTAAACCTAAATTTTTAGAATTTTGTTCAACACCTTGCAAAAATCCTATAAATCGTGTGGGTAATATACCTTGGAATAAGGGTATAAAAATGACCGCTGAACAAAAATTAAAATTAAACACAGCCGGACTTGTTAAAGGACATGGTTGGAACAAGGGGAAAGCTAATACAGCACAAAAAGAAAAATGGGCTGGCGCCTCAAATCCAAATTGGGAAGGTAAATTAAACAATCAACGACCCAAAAAACAAATAAATGATGAATTAGTTAAATACAAGAGAGAATGTAGTAAAGCAACACGACGGACTCTATATAGACTTAGAAAGCAAAATTTAATGCCAGTGACTGGTAAAAAGAAAACAGATATTCAAGTAGATCATATCATACCCTTTAAACAAGGGTATGAACTTAAAATTGATCCTATGATTATAGGACATCTATGTAATTTAAGATTTATAACAGGTGAGGAAAACAGAAAGAAATGGGATATGTTTCAATCTGAGGAAATAGTTAATAATATATTGGAGAACTATAATGGCATATTCAGATAAAGTGTTGGATCACTATAATAACCCCCGCAATGCGGGAACCTTTGATAAGGAGGACACGCACGTTGGGACTGGTATGGTAGGAGCCCCGGCGTGCGGTTAGTTAGGTGATGTAATGAAGCTTCAAATTAAAGTAGATAAACTAACAGGGATAATAACAGATGCCAAATTTAAAACATATGGGTGCGGGTCGGCAATTGCTAGCTCAAGTCTTGTCACTGAGTGGGTCAAAGGTAAAACACTTGATGAAGCTGCCCAGCTCCGAAACTCTCAAATCGCAGAAGAACTTGCACTCCCCCCGGTCAAAATCCATTGCTCAATCCTTGCAGAAGACGCCATCAAAGCCGCAGTAAATGATTATAAACAGAGACATGTTACTCACTGAGGATATTGTCCCCATAACATACATGAGCGGAACCGGTGGCAATTTTTTATGTCATTTTATTATAAGTGCAAAAAGAAACATAAAAACTGTTATTGAACTTAGTGAGCATGGAAATGCACATAAAACCAATTATAAAGATATTGTTGGGCCACCCTTAGGCCCCAAAGAGCCCGATCAATATAAAATTGATTTTATATTGTCTCAATTAGAACATATAAATCAAAAAGGTATACCAAGTTATCCTGTTGTGCAAAAACCATACTATACCACCTCACATATAGTTGATATTAACTTAATTAGTGCTTATTTTAAAAAATTTATTAGAATTACATATGATTTGGATGACATAGAAGAACTTGCTACTGTTTTCTATGGTAAATGGTACATTGATGAAGGTCATGTTAAATCAGTTATAAATACAAGACGGTCTCATGAAATATTTATTGATATGTACCAATCAAAATTTACTAGACCAAATTTAGTAAATTTTAATTCAAAATTTACTAAATTAGAAAACATGCCTAATGTGTTGTTCATCTCTTGGAAAGAATTTTTCAAAGGAAATATTGAGGAATTAATAACCAAACTAAGTATATTTACAGAGATTGATACAAATAATTTCTCACGTGAATCATTGATGCATTGGAGAAATAAAACTCAATATTGTATTGACAAATTTATGGATATATGTTAAACTATTAATATGAGCAATGAAGTCGCAAAATTTTTAAACAGTCGCCGTCGCCATAAAAACGATGTAGCAGTCGCAAGACAAGTACGTATTGCCAAAGGATTTGGTATACCTGTTAAAGAACCGCATAAGTTTGCCAAACATCACGCTATGAATTGTGGCAATACAAATTGTGTAATGTGCGGTAACCCACGCAAGACATTCAAAGAATTAACACAGCAAGAAAAACGTTTGTTTCAAGATGTTGAAAAAACATCAGACAAACATAGTAATGGTATCTTACCAAAAGATACAGATAAATAAACATTTTAAAGGAAAAACATGTCAGAAACAATTAACAGTTTACATACAGCATATTCCGGAGAAAGCCAGGCACACACTAAGTATAGATACTTTGCGAAAATCGCACGTGAAGAAGGCTTTGAGGATATAGCAAAGCATTTTGAGCATACAGCAGACCAAGAGTTACTACACTCATGGGGTCATTTAGAATTGATTATTGGTAAGCCAACCACTAAGAAATGCTTAGAACTTGCTATTGAAGGTGAAACATATGAGTTTACAGAGATGTATCCTCGCTTCAAAGAAGTTGCTGAATTTGAGGGTGATTTGGCTGCTGCCAATGAAGCACACACTCAGATTGCTGAATCAAAAGAACATGCTGAACAGTTTAAAGCTATGTTGAAAAAGGCTGAAAAACGTTTTACAGCACTAGCTAAAGTTGAGCAACGCCATGCTGAAGCATACCAAACTAAATTGGATGAATTAAACCAAATGGAGGCAAGATAATGGATCACGTTTGCGTAATTTGCGGTCATGTACATGACGAAGAAACAGAAGGTAAATGGGAAGACTTGCCAGAGGACTTTCCTTGTCCAGAGTGCGGTGGATTTAAAGCCGACTACGAAACTATTGATTTTTAACACTTGATGCAATTGCATGATGGTTATTTGAGTTGGTCTGGGAACGGATCAACTTGGAATGTAGATTTTAAACCAGTTACTCGACCCATCAAATCCTTTTATGAAGAAACTGTATTAGTAGCTGAAAAACTTTGGGCTGAAAAGCAAGGCAATATTCACTTATGCTATAGTGGTGGTCTTGATAGTGAATACGTGTTAGCAGTATTTAGAACGTTAGGTATGCCAATCACACCCGTGATTATGCGTACACAATACAATCACCATGAAACACAATACGCATTTAAATATTGTGATAAAAATAATATTACTCCGATTGTCATTGATTTAGATTATGATAAATTTGTAGAGTCCGGCGAGTTCTTAAAAATCGCAACAGACTATAAAATAGCAGCATTTCAAATGCCTAGCAATTTGTGGCTTACTACTCAAATAGACGGAACAGTAGTAACAGGGGATTCTGATCCCCATTTGTTTTTAGTAAATGATAATGAATGGTATGTAGATGAACTAGAACCTTTGTATACACAATTCAATTTCTATGAGCAAAACAATATTTACGGGACACCTTTCTTTTTAAGTTACACCGCAGAACAGTATTTTGCGTTCTTGACCGACCCAACAATGCAACAGTTAGCAAACAATCAGATACCTGGTAAAACAGGATCTTATTCTAGCAAAGTTCATGTATATAACAATCAAAATAAATTTGTATTAGAACAACGTGTTAAAAAACACGGGTATGAAATCGTAGAACAAAGTTCTATTTTTAATCACCCTGACATACAATTAGTAAATAGTTGGAAAGATAAATGGTGGGGCTCCAGTAACCATGAATATTTTAAACTTATCGAAGGGTTATCATGGACAAAATAGAAATGATTACACTTACTAAAGAAAATAAAAGTGAGTTTTTTGAAAAATTAAAACAAGCATTGACTGAAAAGTTTGGTGATGAATTACCTGAGAACTATGGTACATTACAGCCATGGAGTTTATTAAATTTGATTAACAATGATATAGTAGACACTTATCAATTGTTATATGTAAATGATAAATTTTGGACAGCAACCGGCGGTATAGTAAGAGAATTTAATAAGGGAAAAGTATATCAAGCAGTGTTTCGTGGATTCTCATATGCTGACCACCGACACAAAGGGTTAGGTGTAAAATCATATACACATATGTATAATACATCATATCAAATTCAACGAGCTAAAGAACTCAACTGTAATAGTGTAATCATATCCTTTAACGACTATAATTACAAGTTATTTGAGTTAAATCAACGATACTTACTACCCAGAGCGTTTCCAAATCATACCTTTGTTGCATCCAGTGAACCTATATTGTTTAACGGTGTAAAACAATGGTTGTTGACTATGAAATTGTAACTAAATACTAATATGACATATAAACAACAACTTCTAATAACTCAAGTATATACTCACTTTTTCTTTGTTTTGGGCGCGATTTTGTTTCCATGGTACGTGACAATTCCTGCAATTGTGCTATCGCAGATTGTGTATGTTGGATTGTGTGGAACAATGTTATTTCATAGAACAATTGCACACAGAAACACAATTCATCCTTTAGCAGAAACAGTTTTAATTTTAGTGTCATGGTTAGGGGCTACTTCATCTGCGCTTGCTTGGGCAGGAGTGCATAGAAAACATCATAGATATAGTGATACTGAAAAAGACCCGCATAGTCCCAAATGGATGGGTAGATGGAAAGCATACTGGCAACTATCTAACAATGACACTGATATAGTAAAGTATGTCCCTGATCTATTAAGAAAACCCTTATACCTATTTCAACATAAGTATTACTTTCATGTGTTATGGCCTATTCACCTAGTTGGATTGATATTCTTGTCATGGCAATGGTATTGGATTTTGTTAGTTGTGCCAGGCGTTCTCATGTGGTTTGGTGGTAGTATGATTAATGTATTCTGTCATGGCAATGAAGGTCCACGTAATATACCGTTACTAGGCTTTTTGATTGGCGGAGAAGGATGGCACAAGAATCACCATGAAGAACCAGCTAACCCGTCATTTAGACACTGGGGTGATTGGGGCGGACATTTCCACAAATTATTAAGTGTAAAATGAAACTCAAACACCAGTTGCCTACCTATAGTATAATAGATCATTTATCTTTAGATGAAGAACTACTACTGGAATTGCAGAACTGTGTTAGTGAGTTAAACAATGAATTTAAATCAGTACTTGAAGTTAATAAAGGACTGTGCGGTGTACATCATGACTTGTTGAAATCTGTTTACGATAATTTTTTTCAAATTAGTTTGACCGATAGTGTAGTAGAAAATAAAAATATTACAATGAACGAGTGTGAGGTTGCTCACGACAACTTGTATAAGAATGGATATAGACATAAACAATTATTGGCGTTAGATGATAATAATGTTTTAAATGAATCTACTTATACGTCTAAAACAGATATCTATCATAGATATGCACACATTTTTGATAAGGTACTTGCAAAATTTAAAGGTAGCCCTACTAGGATTCGTCTAGTAAAATTGGAAGCAGGCAGTAACGTTTCACCGCATATTGATTACGATCCTAGCTATGCAGTTAGAATTATCATACCAATTATTGCAGACCCTGAATGTGTGAATGTATTTTGGGTAAAAAATGATGTAGAAGCTACTATGTTTGTTCCTGGAAAAGCATATTTTTTAAACACAGGATACAAACATGCAGTAATGAACATGAGTAAATGTGATAGGTATACTTTCATGATTTCTATTAATGGTACTGAAGATATAGACCATCTTATACAAAAATGAACCCATTTACTTATCGTTATTTAGATGTGCCAAACTCACATCAAATACAAGAAGAATTAAAAAATTTCATTTTGCCATATTGTGAAGATAAACCAACTGGTCTCTGGTCTGTAGATTTATTGAAATTTTTTGCAAAATGTCCGGAATCAATTCAATATTTAACCAATTTTAATTTATCAAACAAATTAAAAAAAGTATGTTATATCATTGTTCACCCTGGGTCCGGAGAAAAAGATGCACATGTAGATAGAAACATAGAGCCACCAGCATCATTTGGTACTGATACTAACGGGTGCTTAAGTCTTAATTTTGGTATACATAATTGTACAGAAACACCGGTGATATTTTATGAATACTTAACTGGACCAAAAGACTATGTACCATTACCAGATCCTTCCGAAGGTTCTTATATATTCTATGCCAAATCAACACTAAAAGAAATTGATAGGTATATCTTAGATGCCCCGGTTATTATGAACAACACTGTTCCTCACGCTATATACAATAATACAGATAAAATTCGTATATCGGTGAGTTTTAGATTTTCAACTGACCCATGGAACTTGACCCAAATAAATCAATAGTTATATTCAGTCACCCTAGAAGTGGTAGTACTTGGATACAGGATAGTTTACCTCAATTTAATTTGAGTGAATTGTTTACCATGTACTGCCATATAAAAAGTGTAGATATCAATAGTGGGATACGATATCGTTACTCATCTGAACCTGCAAATGATTTAGACTACAGATTTGAATTGTTTGACAAGTTTCAAAAACAACATAATGCAATATCTGTAAAGGTTCACTTACATTTACTTACTGATGAAATATGTAATTTTTTTGAGAGCAAAGACTTACAATATATATTACTGGAACGCAATAATAATATGGATACGTTTTGGAGTCTATTAATTGCACTTAACACACTAGAATTACATAACACAATAAATACAAAAACTATTTTTGTCTCTCGTCAGTCATTTGATGACGCAGTTTATATTATGAATGAGTGCAAGAATAGAATAGATGAGGTTAGAAGACGATTTAAACCAATTGAGATTATATATGAAGATTTGATTCAAGAGCCAATTTCTGCTGTATGGAATCCTAGTTCAAAATACATAATTCAAAATGCTAAAGATAAAACAGAAATAACTAACATTGAAGAAGTAACTTTTTGGTTAAAGGATAAAATATAACATGCAATTAGGATCAACATCACATAATATTAATTTATTGACTTTGGGAGTGACAATTAGTGTTGTTTTGGGATTTTTTAACTCACCAATGTTCACTCTATCTAATATGTTAGTAACTTTGGTCAGTTTCTATATACTGAATATTCTAGGTAATTGGATGACATTACATAGATATTACTCACACAGATCATTTGAATTTAAAAACAATTTCTTAAAATTGATTTTCACTTTATTAGCAGTACTATCCGGTAGAGGTAGTCCACTCGGTTGGTCATATCTACATAGAAAACATCATGCATATTCTGACACAGAACAAGATCCGCATAGCCCTAAATATTTAGGATACAAGATTTTTGGTTTTAACCATTATAAAAAACAAGAAGAAGAATCAATGCAAATCTTTCTAGTAAAAGATTTGATGACTAAAGAACAATTGTTTATCCACAAATGGTATATAGCTATCATATTGTCATTTGTGTGTGCGTTAGCACTAATCAATTTAGAGTTATTATATTTTGTTTGGATACTTCCTACTTTTTTAGTTCACTTGAGTCAAAACAATTTTAACTATTTTGGACATACAAATGGATATAGAAACTTTGAAACAAAAGATGATAGCAGAAATAATATATGGTTATTTCCTTTTATATTAGGAGAAGCTTGGCATAATAATCATCATTATGATGCTAAAAACTACTCAACTAAAAAGAACAAATATGAATTTGATCCATTAAGTTTTGTCATAACTATAATAAAAAAATGATAATATACACTCCTATCGATCTACCTAAAATAGAACCTGATAATTGGGAAGTATTTTGGGATATATGGAATACACATCAAAATTACTTAGTCAAAACAAAAAATAATACACCATTATCTAATGCGTCTATTGGGGTTGCTGATCTGTGGTTGGGTTTAGATATTTTAAAAAAAACAACAGCGTATACAGCTTGGCAGGCACCTTTTTTTGATATTAAACATTTATTACCTAATATGTATAATTCATTAGTAACTTTGTTCCCTACTGCTACTGTTATTAGATTAGTGCAAAGTCAAAAAAACTTTGGGGCTCACACTGATGATAATAGAAATGTTTGGTATATACGTGCATATTTACACTATACTAGTTCAAAATCTCAATGGTATTTTACTAAACCACATGATTCAAGGGGTAACAGAACATATATTGAGTTACCGGAAGAAACCAATTGGTTTGCATATAATGACTTAAATTGTTGGCACGGGACTGATTTTGACCCTAATAATAAAAAGATTTTACTACAAGTTTTTGGTAATTATACACCTCCCTCACTGATCGAACAAAGTATCAATAAATACAAAAACTATACCATAGACTTTTAAAATGTATTATAAACAACTAAATGTCAGTTCTAACATAATTGACAATCTTAAAAAAAAGATAGAAACTACCACAGAAGACCAATGGAAAACTACATTAGAGCAAGAATTGATATTATTAACAATTGACGATTTCTCACCAGACCCCGCGATTAAAAAACTTATCACCGATGTAGGTAATATTAATAGATTATCAATTTTTAGATTTTTTGGAAAAGAATGTTATAACTGGCACATAGATGCAATAAGAGAATCATCTATTAATATGTTGTTAACAGGATTTGATAGTATGTGTATTTTTGGCAATCCAGCAAAAAATCGTAGATTTACTGACATTATTAGATTACAGCATGAACCTGCTCAATATTATATAATGAATGTAAAGAAGATGCACACTGTCTATAATTTTGGGGATGAAACACGACATGTACTAAGTATAGGATTACCTAGCATAACTTATGAAGGTGCATGTAAATATTTACAAGACCATGCCCTAATATTGAATAAATAAACTCATGTCATTTGAAGTACGCTATGTAACCGAAGAATACGATGAATTATGTGATAGCATTGTGCTGGCACAAAAAAAAATAAGTGGAACAAAACCTATTTCCCATGAGAAATATTTAGAAATTAAAAAATCTGCAAGTGATTTAATTAAAATTGGATATTTTGAGAACAATAAACTTATAAGTTGGATTATTGTTGCTTTTCGAGAAAGTAAAATGCGTGGTAAATTTTGGGTTATAGCTGGATTGTTTACTACTAATTTTGAAGAACGATTTTCTTTTGCTAGGCCGGAATTTGGTCTCATATTTAAAAGAGCGTTTGAGATAGCAGAAGAAAAGGGATATTTTCAATATTTTTACTGCGTTTCTGAAAAAATAGAGAGGGTATATGAAAGACAGTGGAAGAAGAATCCCTGGGGATTTAATGGTAGATATGATTTAATCACGCTGGATATAGTGCCTGCAAATACTCAACCAAAATACGAATTATATTGGAAATTGATGGGACAAGAACTAAAGCCTGATAATATGGTAATAAAGGCAAGAATATTAAAAAATTATGATCCACATACTAAATAATAATATGAAAAACTTTTTTACAAGTAGTACCCTTGGCGCTCAGATATTTTTAATTACATCCTTGTTTGGTTCAATACTAGGTGCATATATCTACGGCATCGGAGCAACTGAGTTAGTGTTAGTAGTAACTGGATATTTTGTATATGGTTGTCTTGGGATTGTTGTTACATATCATAGACAATTAACACACCAAAGCTATACCACATATCCTTTATTAACTAAAGTTTTATCAGTATTTGGTTGTTTTGCAGGTACCGGTAGCCCATTAGCTTGGGTTGCAATTCACTTGAATCATCACTTAAAAAGTGACAAACCATCTGACCCTCATAGTCCGTTATATAAAGGATTGAGGATCTTCAATCTAGATTACGTAAATGAAGTTGACGCTAATACTAAATGGCGTATGCGCGGATTAGTTACTGATAGATTCCAACAGTTATTGCATCGTTATTATTTTGCTATCATTGGTTTGTACAGTCTTACATTGTTTATAATTGGTGGATTTTATTTAATGATATTTTTACATTGGTTACCGGCACTGATTACAGGACTTATGAGTAATGTAGTTAATTACATAGGACATAAACCAACTTGGTGGGGTGGATATCGTAGTTATAATCTTAACGACCAAAGTTCAAATAACTGGTTATGGGCAATACCTAGTTGGGGAGAAGCTTGGCACAACAACCATCATAGATTTCCTAAGGATTATACCTTTAGAAAAAAATGGTGGGAGTTAGACATAGCCGGACTTATCATTTCTCTAATTAGGAAAGCATGATTAAGACTACTCTTAATGATTGGCTCGTTTGGAGCTACAATGATGTTCCCTTCGGACAACGAACAAACAAAGATGACGTTTATAAATTTACTATAAATCATCTACCGAGTAGTGAGCCGATAAAATCTTACAAAGAAGAATTATACAACAACGCTAAGTTAATGAGAGATTACCATACTGGTAAATTTGATGTATTGTTATCCGGCGGCATTGATAGTGAAGTAATTGTTAGAACTTTTAAAGATTTGGGCATCACTCACAATACCTACATTTTTAAATATGAAGATAATATAAATCACAAAGATGTAGCATCAGCCATAGAAATTGCTACCAGTTTAAATATCCCATATACAGTAATAGATTTTAATTTAGAAAAATTCTTTAACACAGAGGCATATGATGTGTTTCAAAAAAGCGGATGCATCAGAGCAGGTAGACTCCCACATTTGAAATTTTTTGATTATTTAGATAATATTCCATTAATGGGAGAGGGAGAACCATATTGGTCAAGAGTATTAGTTGGAGACTATAGTAAAAAATCAGAGTGGTTATTTCCTATGAATGAATCAAATCATAATTGTGCAATCTACTTGCATAATTTAGGTAGAGATAATTTATGCGACTGGTATGAATTTAGTCCCAACCTCATTAAGGCGTTTAATAATTTATCACTTATACAAGATTTATTAAACGATAATATAGTTGGCAAGACAAGTTGCTGGACTAGTAGAATCCCTATACATTTAACAATATGGCCCGATATTAAACATAAACATAAATCAACAGGGTATGAGGGTGATAAGTATCCAGGTGTGTATCCTGAATATATTACCAAAATTCAAGATTACATGACCAGTACTATCGGCTCCGGTAATGAATATTGGGTTAACTATGATGAGTTAACTCAATTATTTTAATCTATTGTTTTTCACCCAATTTCCAAAATGCACACTATGATCCTCATATCTATTCATTGCGGTAGATAACGGGAAATAATTTCCTTTTTGCATTTCAGCAGCCTTAATATCTTCATGAAACACTGGTTCGAGTGTTTCAAATATCATCTTGCTGTTGATATCAACCTTATCATCGTAATAAATTTGCGTCATCCATGAAAATCCATATTCATTATTGATATCGTTAGGAATCACTGTATTAATTGATAATTTGCCAGGGCTTCCATACTCAACAAAGGTAAATGGATATATACAACACCACCATCCATCTGGATGTGATTGTAGTACCCAGTTCTCACCCTGATCCATTATAACGTCCTCAAGATCAATCTGTTTGGACAAGAATGGGTGTATGCCTTCTTTGAATACATGTAACAAGTCTGTGTTTACATCCATAAACCAAAGCCAGCTACCATTGCTAGTTCCATAGTATGAATGACTGTATTTTAAATTCTGTTCAGCGGCCAAATCATCTACCCAGTGATGATCAGGTTCGTTAAAGTTTTTAAATACTAACCCAGACTTTCCAACGGTTGCACTTCCGCAATTTAGTGATTTGTCATTGTTAATAGGGATACCGTTGGTTGACCATTCTAGTCCATGAAACTTGCATGTAATCTGTTGAACATGATCACCTGTGTTGTGTAGTGGATATCGGCGATGCGGACAAAACCGATGAAATAGATTTATGCCATCAACCGACTTGTTTAGTATAACTTCCGGAAGAACAAAGTTACCTTTTTCCACAGATGAAATATGTGAAAATATTTTGGGTATAGGTTTAAACATTAAATATTTATAATATAATTTCAAGGTATCAATAAAATACAAATATGAGTCTAAACGGTTATTATGTCGTTAATGAGGTGTCAATTAAAAATAAACTACAAGCCATACTTGAGGCTAGTAGAACTAAGACTACGGTTCAATGGAATTTCTTTGATGATATTTTTGCCAATGCAACGAAGTCATTTAACAAACATGAAGTACCCTTAAAGGAACTGTATAGAATTAGAGCACAACAGCTAAGAGACTCATACGATTATTTAATTCTCAATTACAGTGGTGGCAGTGATAGTCATAATATCTTGATGACTTTTCTAGAGTATGATATTAAACTAGACCATGTATACATTCAGTGGCCTGAGCAATTAATGAACAAAGGCATCTATACTCCTAATGCATTGGATAGAACAAATGCAAACTTTCATTCGGAATGGGATCTAGTAATAAAAAAGGACCTGGAGTGGTTAAGTAAAAATCATCCTGAAATTAAAATTGAAATAGGCGACTGGACTACAACTGTTAAAGAACAATTTTATAAAGATGACATATTTGCCAATGATGTTAGTAATTTACCAAGCATTGCAAGAGCACAAAAACAAAACACCTTTAGTACAACAGAAGGCATACTGGCACTACAAGGTAACAAGGTAGCAAGTATATTTGGTGTAGATAAACCCAACATCGTTAAAAAAGGCAACACCTGGTTTTTTTATTTTACTGATACTTCATGTATGGCTCAACCTAATCCAGATAATCCAAGCGGCACTGAATATTTTTACTGGAGTCCTAGCTTTCCAGATATAGCAATAGCACAGGCATATGCCATGAAAAAATATTTTGAAATAAATACAAGTAAAGAATACCTAGTACGAGCTTTATCAGAAAGGATGGTGCCTTCAACATCGCAACAGACGGCCTATACTACTAAAAATTATGAAAATTGGTATCATGAGTTTTCTCAACTTTCAGAGATATCAAAATTAGTGTGTTACCCATACTGGGATTTTAACCGTTTTCAAGCAGACAAGCCATTTGCAATCCTGACTGGATTTAAAATGGGAACACGAGGATGGGATAATATACTTACCAAATTACCCAAATTTGATAGAGTTCAACAGGCATGGGAGTATCATTGGAAGAGTTATTTGAACAAAATAGATATGAAATTTCTAAGAAATAATGACACGTTGACCGTTTGTAAAACCAACTGGCATATGCTTGCATAATACGTAGAATATAAATCATGTTTACATTAATTAAAAAATATATACGAGAAGATGTTACTATTCCATTTTTTGGAGAGCACGAACCATATCCAAAAGAATACTTGATGCAAATTAATGATAGATACATTAAAACCAGCAAGATATTAAAAAGTACAACAGAGTTTTCGGATGATAAAAAAATACAGACTACAACAATATTATGGAAAACGTCAGATGCTTTTTTAGACTTTGTGGTAGACAGTTCTTATCATATAGCTACCTACATGAGAAAACAACACATTTATAATTTAAAAAATAATATCAGAACAGAAACCAACTGTATAGGAAAATAACATGGAATATTTTAACCCACATTCAAATGAGTGGTTATTAAACAAATTTGAAAGTTATAAAAAATTACGAGAATTAGACAAAGCACAATATGATGAAAAATACAATGTACATTTAATAACAAGATACAAAGATGTTAGACTTGCGCTATCAGACCACAGCATATTTTCGTCTGCTAAAGGAAATCTAATAGTAGAAAATGAAGATCGTTTTGAAATGACTCCGGGGGCAAGCGATGACCCTATACATACAATTTATAAAAATATTGCTTTTGCTGCGTACAGTAAGGACAATATACAAAGAATAAGTGATTGTACAAACGAGCACATCAAACGCCTACTCAAAAAAGGAACATTTAATATATCAGAAGTTATAGAAGAAATAAGTGCATGGGCGACCGTAGAAATAATGAATCTTCCATATGATAAAGAATATGTTAAAAACTTGGTCATGGATATTCAGCGTCATTCTCCCAAATGTGTCTCAGTGAATGTTGATGACAGATCCCATAATGAACTGATTAAGTTACTAATCTCATTAACTACTATAGATTGTACTAAGTCTACAGGACCAGGGATATATCATGAATACATGAACAACAACCCAACTGGCGCAACTGTACTTTCTTTATTCGCAGGCCCTTGTATTTCCGGTGCAAGTTCATTGACAGGCGCACTACAATTTTTAACTTTGGATTTAGCCAGAGAAAATCAATTAAAGGTCTTGTTAGAAAATAAAAGTTTAATTCCGTTAGCAATAAATGAGTCATTACGATTTAACGCATCGACTGGGCGGTTTAGTAGAACTGTCACCAAAGATGTGACTTTACATAATATTAGTTTAAAACCGGGAGATAGAGTAGCATTGTGTTTAGAATCAGCTAACAGAGACTCAAATATATTTGATAATCCGGATGTATTTGATATACATAGAAATACTAGTGGTCATTTGGGATTTGGTTACGGCGCACACGCATGTATTGCGCTTGCGATTAGTAAGGCAATAATGAACATTTATTTGGATACGTTATTAGATAACGGAATGTATCAAATAATTACTGAAAATACTGATTTGAAATATGTGATGACCGCTAGTGGAAATGATGACATGATATCCAATATCATTATAGAGAGCATATAATTTTAAACAAATTGAATTTCCTTAGATAAATACATCTGTATCATACAGGAGAATATATGTATCAAATAATAAAAAAATTAGTAAGACCGGGCGTAGACACACCATGGCCTGATACTCTAGTAACTATGGATCCACAGCTTATAGAACATTTCAAAACAAATCACATAGAAACCGGTAAACATATTTTTCGAAACACCGACGATCATAAAAACGGATTAGAACGTACATTGACTGTTTTGTGGGAAACTAAAGAAGCATGGGAAGAGTTTGAAGCAGATCCATTAATGACGGAAATGCGTAATCATGTTTCACAACTATTTAAAGATGCAGGGATAACGGAAGAAATTGTAAGTTTCTCCGAAATTTAATTTAGTGCCCTCTATATTTGACTTACCTCATCTTTTTATTGTATTCGCCCCCGGCGCCGGGGGCAACTTTTTGTCAGGAATATTCGCCGGCCTAATTAATAAAGAATATTCTGATTTAGCAATATCAGAATCAGGAAGCTCACACACAACAATCTCTAAAAAATTTGATGTAAATAGTGATCTTTCTATGGGAACATTTATTGACGATACATCAAGTATCGATAAAAAAATAAAACACTATAGAGAATTGTTTAGCGATTTGATAATAAATCATCCAATAGTATCTTGGACACATGATTTTAACAATATCGAACTATATCGCAATATTTTCCCTAATTCAAAAATAATTGTAGTAACACAGTACACTGACGCTGAACAGTTAGCAGTCACGTTCATGCATGTGATTAAAAATCTAATGGATAATGATGTATCCACTGCAATACCAATTAGTCAATTTAAATCTATACAAAAAATCTTCAAAGAAGATTGCATAAATGTGCTTAGAAAAAAAATGAGTGAAACTCATATTA